TTTGATTCCAATGAATACATATTAATCCCCACCAAAGATCGATTCAATATGCGATTCTCCATAACATTCACTGCAAAACCACCAAAGTACATTCGCACTGCTAAAACATAGTCCATTTGTGGAACTGTAAAAACTCGGGTTTTCCCAAGTTTTACTTTCTCAATAGGACGAGTTTCATCTTTTAGCGTACAAACATACAAATGTGGTTTCCTAATTCCTTCTTTTGCTAATTTTATTCTTTCACTAACTCTATTAATCACCTCATCGTCAATTTTTCCATCCTGAAAATAGTATCGTTTTCCTTGAAAACCATTCTTCGGCCAACTATATCCAGGAGAAGTACTTTGAGGCATCGATCTCCAATATTTTTCGGTCTCCATACCATATACCGCTTCTTCCAGGGAAAATGTTCTCATAATGTTTTTATTAAAACGCGAACTTCTTGATTTCATAAACCAAGAAAAATCACGAAAAACATCATCAAGAACATCTCCGGAAATAAAGGGTGATACAGTATAATATTTCTTCATACCTAATTCAAATGGATCTAATTTCACACCATCAACGATTCTGGGGTACAAGTAGGCAGGCATCATTTTACTTACATCTCTAGTATTATATACTAAAGATTTCGTAATTTGACTTTTACCAGCTTGTACAACAGGATCATTAATCTTTCCCAAGAAAAATACTCCTTTCGGAACATACTCAGTCTCATTCACTTGCAAGAAATCCAAATCTAAACAGATTTGGTTTTCTGCAGTAATACAAGACTTAAGTAATTCTTGGGTCACAGAAACGGAATTACCCATTCCATCAGCAAAACCAGATACATGGAAACCTAAAATTTTTCCTTGAATGAATTGATTTTGAACAAACAACAGACTGCCACAATCACCCGATTGTGTCACAGCTGAATACGTATAGCCATCTCTGACAAACGTATAACCTGTTATTCCTCCATAATCAATTACACCTTTCACTGGTTCATTTGGATAATCTAACGAATCAACTTTCAAAATTTGATCATACACCATCGTACCTCCTGAAGTAAACTTCAAAAGAATCCCTTTACTGTTAGGCACTTTGCTTAAGTCATTAACTGAAACAAAATGCTTCACAATAGAAGGATATGACGGTATAGATTTACATTTTGAAAAATCCAACAAAACCATATCTCTCGCTCCAAACTCCCATGAAAAAATTTCATCCTTATGTATCAACAAATCTGATAATTTAAATCTAAGTTCTTGAACTTTCAAATGCTTTGGTATAATTACCGTAACATTTTGTGGTTCAATCTCCCAACAATCAGCCTGATCAGTCCACACAACTGGTCTCATAAAGAAATTCCTATCAAACATAGCAGGTAACGCATGCATAAAAGTCGCCATAAGACGACCTTGAACAAACGTTCCTAACCCCATCTTTTTAAGAGCTCCCTCTGATGATTTTAACAAAACTACTTGATTATTTACTGTACGCTTAATTACTGAATCTACATTATTATCTAACACAACTTCTAAATCTGAATCTACTGTTTTTACTTTACTATTTTCATCTACTTTTACTTTATTACTACTCAAAAAATTTTCCAAAATTACTTTATTTTTACCATCTATTGTTGTTGAATATCTTTCTAGAGTTCCTACTAAAATTTTCTTATCCCTTACATTGACATCAAATTTCGAAATATCGACATTAGTTTCCAAAACTGTTTTCACAGTTCCTTTAACGTCCTGTCCATACTTCGATTCTAAATCAACACAAGATGAGGAATCTCCTTTTACACACTCTAAAACCCACATTACGTACTTATACAACTGAGAACTGTGAGAAACATTTTTCCTGAACTTAAAACTAGTTTTTGAATGACTAACCAAATAGTTAGACACCAATTGCCAATTTAAAACTTCAGGAAACTTATCTCTCACATAATCTAAATCTATTCCTCTAAAATACGCTTCTCCGTTTATTTCAATATAATCAAAACAAAAAGATGGTATAACTTGCGTTATTTCTCGTCCTTTAGAAAACCAATTATAAACACACTCAAAAAATTTATAAACTGCCAAATAAACTGCACTAAACGTACCTAAAACTACTACATAAGCCAAAACACCTTCACTTAACATTTTAATCATCTTTCCTATTCTATTTAAAGACTTATACGACGGATTCACATTTACGACACATTGCTTATTTAAAATACTTCTATACATATCACTGGCGACAATGTCGTCAGGATACATACGATATACTAAAATAATAAACGGTTCCAAATGATCCTCTATAAATTGTTTACTCTGCGCATCCGTCCTTAAATCTACAAACTGATCATACAAATTCTTCGTCATAAGTGTACAATCTGCGTTTTCCACTCTATTTACAATATCCAAATCTTTACACAATACGTCATATATAAAATTTACTTCTTCTGAAAATTGTTTACTTCTAAATGGCCATCCAATTTGTAACTCTGCTGTCCTTTCATTACTATTACTAGCAATAATAGAATTACAAAGAGTATCTAAATAAGAATTTAAATCATCTCTTCTGAATCCTTCAGCGTTCTTATGCTTATTATAATTTAACTTATGATAAGCAACAAACTCTTCAAAATTCAAATCTTTTTCCAACTCTTGGTTACCTGTGTGAACATTGTATTTACGAAAACCGTAAATACTCAAATTCATATGGTCACCAACAGCTTCTTGATTTAATCTTACTTTACTCATACCCTGGGTTTGTACTTCTTTACCAAATTCTTTCTTAATTAAAACTTCCCATGTTGAACCTTCTAATCTTCGTCTAACTGCATCAGGATGTGTAATGTTTTCTGTTTTTGGTTGTTTTTGATTTGTAGTTAATATAATTAACTTAAAATCCAATTCAACCAAACCCTTTTCAAAAACATTACTCATATGTGCTTTCGCTGGCGCAGTATTCGACAATCTAATCAATTCAGCATATTCCTGTGTATTCAATTTATCAGCCTGTTGGCCAAAATCATCAATACACAAATAATCATGTGAATTCTGTAAAGCATCCCAATACTCATTCTCTGTTTGCCTAAAATGTACTTTCTTAACAAATTCTTTTATCTTCTCTGGATTTTCCTTATAATAAGGATCTTCTGCCATCAAAGAAGCTAAAAGATATGGCGTTAATTGAGACTTTCCAACACCAGACTCACCAAACAAAGTTATAAGATACGGAGGTATCTTAAACTTTTGTGGTGAACCGGTCTTAGAAAATCTCAATTGCATCGCCTGTAATTGCCTAAATTGTACCTTAAATATATCCATCAAACCTTTATCTTTACATCCATCTAAAATTCTATAGTAACTCGTCCCTATAGCTATTAACTCATCTAACTCCATCGTTATTGCTTCATTATCCCACATAGCTCTTGTTTCTAATTTTAAAAGTTCAACAGCACGACTGTTGAAATTCATCAGATCATTAACAAAATTTTCTGTAGGAGTATCATAAAACCATAAGGATATCATATCTATAATCTGCTTACTATAACTCAAAACTTTATTTACTAAAGATTCAAACCCTCTCAGGCCCTTATCTACAGTATATAAATTTCCACAATATTTCAAAAAATTTTTTGATTGCCCAGAAGGGACAAACAAAGAAAAAACAGAAGATAAAAATGACTTCGCTACTACATCACTTTCATTATTATCTCCTTCTAACGTCGCTTCATTACCACTAAAATTTAACATTACACTAATCCAATTAATAAATTTTAAAAATCCACCGTAAAGTGAATTAAAATATTTATAAATTACATCTAAAGAAAAATCAAATCCCACTAAAAATTGAGCCATAACCGTACAACAAGTAATCTTATCTTTTCTACACCTATAAAGATTAACTAACAGTAAAAAGAGTTCAGGATAAAGCTTTTCAACTTTATTCTTAAATTCATCACACTGTAAATTAATCTTTAAACCATCACTTAAAGTCTTCGTCAAATCCTGAAGGGAATTACCTAATCCAAACATTTGTAATTCTGCAGTACGAGCTATCTGTTGGTTCGCACGCATCGTACTCAAAACTGGGCCTGGATTTAACTCTACGTCTCCATCTCTAGTTAAATCATCTACCATCTCTCTCAATCGCTCATGATGAGGATACATTTTAAAAAATCCACTGGATATGGACCTCTTATTACGTAATCCTTCATACACTTGCCATTGCGGAGTCATTTTAATGATAAATTCATAATCTATAAGATTATAACACAAATCACTAAAATACTCACTTCTCTTCCGCCAGTACTCACATTGAACACTAAAGGAATCGTTAACCATTGCCAATTTATAATCACTTTCGGGAACGTACTTTAATATATAAAATATAAAATACTCCCTCAAATAATAACAAATCCAACTCCGACTAACTAATCCTTTATGTTCCTCATAAGCCTTAAATTGTACTAATGCAGAAAATAAGTCAGACCTAACTGGAATATCAGGTATGGCTACATCTCGCAAAAATACATTACTAACATTTAAATAATCAATAACATCGAACAAAGAAGTTGTTGCGGTATTATCTAAAACAAATCTAAGTGGTAATCCTATATAACAACGAAAAGTAATTTGAACAATTGGAAGAACAAAATATTTTGGTACTTGATAATAAGTATCAAAAGGCTTTTGCATTGCATCTACTATCATCTCTCGCAAAGGTTCCAAACGTCTATCCTCTAAACTACTATTATAATAACCTATAAGAATTGGATCAAATAATACTTTTCTATTACGAAAAATACCATTTTCCAATCCTTCTCCTAAAACACCTACTTCTTCATCATATTGTTTACGGGTAAATCGAAATGCATCATAAGAACTTCTACTTGGACCTAAAAGACAACTATCAATAAAATAGTAATCTTCAGTTCCATATATAAGTTCCAATAACACATCATAAGAATTTTTATCTGAATATCGGGCAAAGTCGTCAATAAATGTTGTCAATCCGGTTAATATATTTTCAAGAGCTTTCATGTTTGGTATTTATACTTATCCAAAGTTTGCACATTTCAAAAATGTACTAAATTTCGCATCAACAAATCACAATCAATTAAACAAAAAGAGAAAAATCAAATTACTACAATTAAATACTATTAGTTTCATTTAGAGAAAATATATTTATCAAATAAGAATTAGAGCATACAAATGTATATGGTTAATACAAATCATTACTAAAATTCTCGAAACAATCAATAAATATAAAATTTAAAATTAAAGACTGACCAAAACATGACTGAATCAGTTATGATCTTTAATTTCAAAAATAATTCCAACTAAAACAATTATAAGGATATGAAGAATGAGAGTCCTTATAATTCTGAATATATATTTAATCACCAAAAAAGGGGTCACATAATTAATAAAATAATAAACCATTATCATAGGTAAAATTAACATTTAACATGTTAATTAAACCATTCTATTAATTAATAATACTAAAATCTAAAAACAAACACAAAACATAAAATTTTTATAGTTGCCTCAGCCCATATAGTTTACGTCATTATGATGACGTTAAAAAGTGAACACACGCGATAAACGTG